CAACAACGACTATATCTGGCAGCCTTCCGTGCAGGCGGGCCAGCCGGATACGCTGCTCAACCGCCCGGTCTACACCTCGTCCTTCATGCCCACCATTGCCGCCGGTGCCAAGAGCATCCTGTTCGGCGACCTGTCCTACTACTGGGTCGCGGATCGTTCCAACCGCTCCTTCAAGCGCCTCAACGAGCTGTACGCGCCCACGGGTCAGGTTGGCTTCCTGTCCTCCGAGCGCGTGGATGGCAAACTGATTCTGCCGGAAGCTGTCAAGGTACTGGCGCAGAAGGCTTCCGGCACCTGATAACGTACCGCAAGGGGCTGCCTCCGTGGCGGCCCCTTTTGAGGAGGAAACGAGATGAGCGAATGTCCCGGACGAAACTACACCGCCCACGGCGGAAGGGAAACCGTGATTGGCGGAAGGCTTACCTTCCTTCCCGGCGCAGAGGTCGTCGGGCTGGACAAGCTGCTCCCTATGCCCGAGGGCGTGAAGCTGAATGCCTTGCCCGACAGCGAAGCGCCCACCGTTGCCCAGCTTCGAGGCGATTTCAACGCGCTCCTTGGAATGCTCCGCGCAAGCGGTATCATGGCGGCAGGTGATGAAGCGTGATCGTGACCGTTGAAGAACTCAAAATGCACCTGCACGTCCAGCACGATGAAGAAGATTCTCTGATTGAATCTCTTATCAGACAGGCGCAGGCATCCGCCGAAGATATTTGCAGGGTTTCTTTCGCGGATGCCGACGCCCCGGAACCTGTGCGTTTGGCCGTCATTTTGATGGCGTCGCATTATTACGAGCGGCGGGACAATGCCGATAAAGCTGCTTACACCACGATGTACACAGCATTCAGGGCGTTGCTCTCGCCCTATTCAGACCCCGCGAAGATGTTTTGAGAGGTGATACCCTTGCACATTCCGCATCCCGGCCAGCTCCGCCATTTGGTGGAGATCGGCCAGACGGTCAATACCGTCAATGAGAACGGCTACCCCGAAGCCGTGGATCAGGTCATTTGCCGGGTATGGGCTGGTGCCGAGGATGATTCCTCCCGATATTTCTTCTCTGCCGATGCGGAGAACGCCGAGCGTGGATTGGCCTTCATCATCCGTTGGCGCGGCGACATCCGGCCCGGTATGTGGGTCAGATGGAATGGCGAAAAACAGCTCATTACCAAGCAGGGCGAGTTTGATTTCCGCCGCCGCTACATGAAGCTGACTACCGAGGCCGTGAAGGGAGTGCATTAACCATGAAGCTGGTGCAAGACGCTCTCCGGCCCACGGGCACTCCTGCCTTTACGGGCGCATGGAAAGCAACGGCGGAGCATCCCACCGCGCCGGATCAATACCTCGTCTATACGACCATGCGGACGGAGGACGAGCATTGGGATGATGGCGCACTCCAGTATCGGGTCTATATCTACCTGAACCTGTGGAGCATAAGCGACCCCACCGCCGCAATCCGGCTTGTGCGCGAAGCCATGCGCTCCGCTGGCTTTACCATGCAGGACGAAACGGATTCTTACAACGATGATACCCGCCAGACGCTCATTGCGTGGACGTGGGTATGCTGGGAGGCGGTCTGATGCCCATGGAGATCAAGGGCAGCGTCGAGCTAAAGGATGACATCACACAAATGGCCGACCTGCTTCGTACTTCGGGTGGCAATGGCAGCCGCGCCTGCAACTGGATTTTGCAGAATGCGGCCCAGCCCGTCTTGGAGCAAATGCTCCACAACGCCTCCAATGATCCCAAACGCCGCACCGGCAAGCTGCTGCGGTCTATCAAGATCGGACGCGTGGTCAAGAAACGCAAGGGCGGCTATCGCGTCACCGTTGGCGTCCATCGCAAGGACGGCGGCGCGGAATATGCCAATCCCGTGGAATTCGGCCACGGCGGCCCGCATCCGGCTCCGCCGCATCCCTTCGTTCGTCCGGCCTTCGACGCCCGGATCGACGAGGCTTACGAAAAAGTGAAAGAACAACTGCGAACTGCCCTCGACAACCGAGGGCTTTTGTAATGAATGGAGGAAACAGAAATGCCTACGCCCGCTGCTGCGCCCGCCGTATCCTCTACGGTGGGTCTGAAAAACATGGTCATTGCGCCCGTTCTCACCGATACCGAGGAGGCGACCACTTACGGCGATCTCCAGAAGGTGGCCGGTGCCATCGAGGCGACCATTACCCCGGAAAACAACGACCCCGACGTGCAGTATTTCGACGATGTGGAAGGCGACGTGCTGTACCCCGACCCGGAGCTTTCCTTTAAGACCAAGCTGGCCGACCTGCCGCTGGTCATTCAGGAAATGATCTTCTCCAACAAGATCGACGATAACGGCGTCCTGATCCGCACCGCCAGCGACAAGCCCGGCTATTTCGCCGTGGGCTTCATGAGCGAAAAGGCCAACGGCACCTATCGCTACGTCTGGCTGTACAAGGTACGCGCCAAGCCCGCCACCGAAACCTACGCCACCAAGGAAGGCACGTCCATCACCCGCCAGACCGGCGAGATCGAGTGGACGGCGATCAAGCGCACCTCGGACGCCCGCTATCAGGCTGTGGCCGACGAGGGCCAGAACGGCTTCACCACCGCCAAGGCCGCCACGTTCCTTGAGTCGGTGTATACGCCCACCTTTACCGACGCTGCCTGATCCAATCCCGTCACCCGCTGATCCCCTTCGGCGGGTGACTTTCTTCCAATATAAAGAGGAGGCTGTGCCATGATTACATGCACATTGCGTGATAAGAAATACACCATTGACTTTGTTTCGGGCCGCGCCCTGCGCGAGCTGGAACCCGCCGCTCAGATGTACGCCAAGGTGGTGCATCTGTCCGAGCTGGCCGCCAAGGGAGAAGCCATTCCCGATGACGCCAAGTTTACCATTTCCGACGCCATGGACACCATGATCCGCTGGTTCTGCATTCTCTTTCAGGGCCAATTTACGCCGGACGAGGTGCTGGACAATTATCCCGTTGACCGCCTGATGCACGACATCGCGCTGGCGCTCATGGCGGTACAGGCGCAGACCACCGACATCCTTTCCGATTTCCCTACGAAGGCAGCGATGGAAACGACGCCGGATCAGGCGACGGCATCCTGACGCTGCCCGACTATATCTATTCGACCTATAACGCCCTCATGGAATCCGGCTGGCATTTCGATGACATCGACCGGATGGACATGCTGGGCTTTCTTCGTGTCCGGGCATGGAGCGCCCGACGCGAGCAAAAAAAGAAGGAACCCAAGCGGGCCTACATCGACGAGGTGTGGCCTGATTTGAAATAGAGAGGAGCGGCGCAATGAGTGAAGTGCTACGCGACCTTGTTGTGTCGCTATCCTTGGACGGAGACAATTTCTCCCGAAACCTCACGTCCATCAACAAGCAAATCCAAGAGGCGGAGAGCGAATTCCGGCGAGCCGCCGCTGGCGTGGATGACTTCGAGAAATCCGTGCAGGGTACGCAAGCCCAGCTATCCTCGCTCCAGCAAAAGCTCTCCCTCCAGCAGAAGGCCGTCACCCAATACCAAAAGGCGTTGGATGCGGCGGGCAAAAAGCTGGAGAACGCCTATGCCAAGCAGGGCAAGCTCACCGAATCTCTGGAAAAGGCCCGACAGGTCAATGCTGACCTGAAAGGCCGCGTTTCTGACGCCACCAAGCAATATGAGCGATTTGCGCGGGAATTAGGCGAAAGCGACTCCGCGACCATTGCGGCCAAGACCAATCTGGACGCGCTGACCGCCGAATACGCCGAGTCCTCCGCCGAGGTCAAAAAACTGGAAGGCCAGCTCGCCGCCAATACCAAGAGCCTCCAGAACAATGCGGATGCCGTGACCAAGACCCGCACCAATCTGAATCAGGCCGAAGCGGCCATCCGCCAGACCGAGGCGCAGATCAGGAATACCACCAAGCGGCTGGCCCGGATGCAGAGCGCATGGACGAAGGCGGGCGAAACGCTCACCGCCTTTGGCAAGAAGTGCGCCTCCGTCAGCGAGAGCATGGAGAAAACCGGCCAATCCATGACCGCCATGCTCACCACGCCGGTATTGGCCCTCGGTGCAGCGTCCGTCAAGGCGTCCGTGGAATTCGAGAGCGCCTTTGCCTCCGTCCGCAAGACGGTGGACGCCACCGAGGCCGAATATGAAAGCCTGTCCTCCTCGGTCAAGCAAATGAGTACCGAGGTCGCTGCCTCCTCCAGCACCATTGCGGAGGTCATGGCGAACGCGGGCCAGCTCGGCATCCAGAAGGATTACCTCGTGGAATTCACCCGGACAATGATCGACCTCGGCAATTCCACCGATATTGCGGCGGATGAAGCCGCCACGGCCATTGCGCAGTTTGCCAACGTGACCAAGATGGCGCAGGCAGATTTCGGACGCTTCGGCTCCGCGCTGGTAGACTTGGGCAACAACTACGCCACCACCGAATCCGCCATTATGAATATGGCGACCCGCCTTGCCGCCGCCGGCTCGCAGGTGGGACTTTCTCAGGCGCAGATCCTTGGCTTTGCCACCGCGCTGTCCTCTGTGGGACTTGAGGCCGAAGCGGGCGGCACCGCATTCTCCAAAGCCATGATCCAGATGCAGGTGGCCGTGGAAACGGGCAATGACTCCCTCAAGGATTTCGCCCGCGTCGCCGGAATGACCACGGATGAATTCAAGGCGCTCTGGAAGGCTGATCCTGCCGGAGCCATCGAAGCCTTCATTGTGGGCTTGTCCAAGATGGATGAGCAGGGCATTTCTTCCATCGTTACCTTGCAAGAGATGGGCTTCACCGAGGTGCGCCTGCGCGATACGCTGCTCCGTGCCACCAACGCCACCGAGCTTTTCAGCGATGCGCAGGAAACCGCCAACCGGGCGTGGGAGGAAAATACCGCGCTGACCAATGAGGCCAGCAAGCGATACGCCACCACGGCCTCGAAATTGCAGAACCTCAAGAACACCGCCGTCCTGGCCGCCCAGCGCATTGGCGATGATCTCAACCCCACGGTGCAGAAGCTGATCGACGGCGCGAAGGAGCTGCTGGAGCAATTCCTCGCGCTGGACGAGGAACAGCGGCTTATGATTATCAAATTTGCCGCCATCGCTGCCGCCGCTGGCCCGGCCATCATGGCCTTCTCCAAAATTGTCAAGGTAGTCGGCACCGTATCCACCGGCCTCGGCAAATTCGC